ACAGTTCGGGAGTGATACCATCGGAGCCGGCATTTGCCCGCATCCATTTGCCCATCAATTCCCCGACCTGTGCGCCGTAGTCTCCAAACAAATGAGGGTAGAGCGGTTCGCCTGCCTCATTCTTGGCCTGTGCGAAGTCATTAAGCCCATAAGCCACACGCTGGACGGCCTCTTGCCGTTGCGTTTCGGCTTGGCGTTCACGCTCCGCACTGTCACGGCGTTGATTGTCCTGTTCCAGTTGCGCGAGCCTCTGCCGAAGGGCCATAACCTGCGGGTCAACTTGCTGACCGTCATCAGACGGGGCAAGATTCAAACCTGCGGCCTGTGCCCAACTCAGCACGGCTTGCAATCCGGCCTGCGGGTCACGCATGATTAAGGACTTCACGTTAAGCACATCGGAAATCTCTTTCATCATGGCGGCAGGATTACCCCAAAGCGGGGAACCGTCAGCACCACGAAACGATTGGAAATAGGGCTGTAGCTCCTTAAAGCCTTGCATGACGGGTTGCATATTCTGCATCATCTGCATTGCATTGAAGGCGCGTCCTAGCACCTGTTCCCGTTCCGTTTCCCTTTTCGCCACCTGTTCCTTCAATTCGCGGGGCAACTGATTAAACAATTCCTGCGAATTTTTACCCCAAGTAGCAGGGGCGGGAATTGCCTGCGCTTCTGGTTCGGGCTGCGCCTGCTCAGGAGTGCCGACCTTTTCAGGGGCAACCGTCTGCGTCGCATCGCCTTCATCAGTATGCGAGGCGTAAATTTCGTCCAGTTCCGCGTTAAGAGATTCTTCAGCCGATGGCCCTTCACTTTCAGTGACTTCAGGTTCGGCAACCGTGCTTTCCATTTCGTCCATACAATCCCCTTACCGAGAGAGGTAACTTTCCATCTCGGCGTGTGTTAGACCTTCAAGGCCAGTTTTCCAGTTCTTCCTAGCATCAGCAGCACAGGCACGACCTTCACGGGCATCCATGCAACCGTTGCTTTCCATGTCATATTTACGTTTCGCCCATGTAGTGACGGGCTTGCCATCAATAGGCGAGGCGTATGCAATGTTAGGCTGTACCATGACAGTCAGGCCCGCATTATCACTGTTACGGCTTATGTCATCGGCATCGAGCCAAATATACTGTTTATCTTTACCCCAAGGGCCATATATTTTGTGCGCTGACATTATATCAACCCCGGCATCGCCATTTGCTGCGCTTTAGCTTGCGCGTCCATACTGGCCTTCTGCAAATCATTCTGCGCTTTCATGGCCTCTATCTGCGGCTTTTGTGCTATTTCAGCACCTTGCAAGTTCAATTTCTGCGCTTCAAGTTGTAACTTCGCACCCTCTATCTTCTCACGTGACTGTATCTCCGCGCCTTGCAGTTTTAGAGCCTCTTCTTTCAAGCCGCGTTCATCTTTGGCTTGTTCTAACTCACCCTTTAACGCATCTATTTGTTTTTGTAAAGGATTAGAGCTGCCGAGCTGATCCATGTATTCATCGAACTTATCAGTCAGCATATTGGACAACGGAGTTTTCTGCATAATGGCCCGAAGTATCTCCATGAACAGATCAGCAGGAATAATTCCAGCCTGTACGCCGGGGAGAAACACCTGCCCAAAGCCGCCGATAGCCTGCATAGTGTCGGAAAGGTCTTTCAAGTCCTGTTGCTGATTCGGGGCAATCGTTGAATCAGTTTCAATCTCGACTTTGTACGAGCGTTGTAAGTCAGACTGCAATACGCCCTGTATATCTTCCCATGCTGGCGTATCAAGCAGCTTCTGTATCTGTTCCTTCTGGCCCTTAAGCTGTTCAACGGCCTTCTGCGCGTCAGGATTGCCCATCTGTGCGGCCTGCATTGCTTGCTGGCCCTGCATATCAATAGCTTGCAACTGCGCTTGAGCCTGCGCTTTCTGTTCGGCAGTTGGGAAGTTGAGGCCCGTTATTTCTGCAAGAGTCTGAATCTGATATGTTTCAGAGATTATTTCAGCCGCAAGGCGAAGCGTATCAGCCAAGAAACGCTGAATTTCACGTTTGTAGCCATCTACGCGACTTGAACCCCATGCGGCCTTTATTTGCTGGGCCGTTGCCGTCTCAGACGCCTTGCTTACGCCACGGAGAATGTCTGATATTCCAGTGATTTCGTATATCGTCTGCTTTGTGGCTTCGCGCTGCTCATACAATTTAGACAGCGTTTCAACGGCATCTTTCACAGGGAAAAGCCAAAGGCACCCCTGAAAGCCGCCGCGTTCAATCAGCGCTTCTTCCCTTTCAGTCGGAATAAGGTCGCCATCTCCGGCAGTTGTAAGAACGCGCTCAACTTCAGCACCCAGCGAACCTGCATACAGGCCGCGCCATTTGACGATTTTGCCAGTGGCCTCGATTCTGCGTGTCAGAACGTCCAGCTCCCGCGCCTGTTCCTCATACTGCGAATACAGCGTTGCAGGCATGAGCGAATCAGGCGAAGGCACGGCATACATCGGAGCGGGGCACGGATAGAAATTCTCCAAATCAAGCGGAGGTTCTTCATACTTCAAGGCCGATTCCAAGCCTTTTGAAACCCACAGAACTAATTTATCCCTACGGCTCCATACTTCCCAAATCTCTGCGCGAGCGTCCTTGTCGGTGTGTTCGCCGTCATCATGGCTTGACTGAGAGGCGTAGTCAGTGCCCTCGTCACGGCCCTCATGCGCCCCCTCGACATAACAGAGCTGGTCGGCATCCACGTCAGGGAAGTAGGCTTTAACATCAGCTTTTGTCATCCAATGCCTAAAAGCCGCCCATTCAACTCTATTCCAGCTAGGAGCATCAGCATGGCAGAAATCTTTGTATGACACAGGCTCAAAAACAATGTTCTCGCCAGCCACCATGTCTACAAAGTTACCATCAGGCAGGGCTTGCTGGGCTATCTCAGGTTCATACCGCACACGCATGACGGCGCGACCGGGAAGGAAGAAGTCGAGAACAGACGCAATAGCCGCACTGTGAAAATTGCCCACGTCAAGGACGTATTCCAAGGAACGGTCAAGCACTTGAGCGCAAGCAAGAGCCAGCGGGTCTTTCGACTGCCAGCGTTGACGCACATCAGGGCGGGGCGGTTGGTTGTAAGTCGCGTTCCTCAAAGTTTCCGTGTTGCTCCAAAGGATATTGAAGCCGCCCGTATTGCCTACGTCAGACTTATTCTGTTCATTCCTGTAGCGGTCAAGCACGGCCTTGGCATCCTTGCGCCAACTCTTTTCACGCTTAAGCGCGGCCTTAATCTCTGCCAACCATGCGGCAGACGAAACAGGCAAGTCCTTTACTTGTTCCTGCGCGGCATCCTCTATCTGCGCTTGCATCGATGTATCAATCTGGCTCATTTATACCGCCCTTGCTTCTCTACGTTTTTTGAAATGGTTTTCAAACAAATCATGCGCATTCCACGGCGTTGCAGCCGCTTCATTCACCTTTTGCGTCAACGTCTTTTCTGGCACTGGCACCTTAGCAGGACGCATTTCTGCCAGCATCCGCGTTAAGAGTGACAGCGCGTCCACCTGGTCATCATGCCGCCCCACGGGGAACGTCAGCATTTCTGCCATCAAATCAGCAACCCACGGGCAGCGAGACGGCGACGGAAAAAAGACTTTTCCCATTTGCATACGCGCTTGTAATGAACGCGCTCTTGTGGGCTTATCTGCCACGCTTGCGAATTGCTGGCGATATGTCGAGAATATCCTTTGTTCTTGACAACGCTTGCGGATTATTGGGTCAAGCGACTTTAGAATTACGCCGCCTTCTTCTGCCCATATCTGAGGCTTATACATCCGCACGATGTTAGACCATGCGTCTATCCATTCAAGCGCATCAGTCTGCCCACGCCATAGATCGACAAGGTAGATATTTTCCTGTTCATCTACGCCAGCCAAGACATGAACAGTGTAGTCCCCGCCGTCTGCCGTGACCGCATAATCAGACGCGCCGTAATAGCGAAGATATGGAGGCAAAGTGTCATACGTCTGCATCCACTCACGACGAAAATACGCACCTTCATCGGGGGCCGGGCGTTGCTGATACAGAGCATTCCAATCACGCGGCCCTATCGCCGCCCGTATGCTTTCAAGCTGTTCAAGGCTGTATCTTTCAGGATGCAGTGCTTCACCCGCTTTTCTATGCGGTTCATCGGCATCAGCAATGGCAGGGAAGTTCACCACGCGCCAAGTGTCACCCTCGCCGTTAGCCTGCATTTCAAGCAAGCGGCCCGATAAATCGTCCATATGCCATCTGGTATTGATAACAACGATTCCACCGCCGGGAGCAAGGCGCGTGTAAAGCGTGGAGGTGTACCAATCCCAAACATTTTCGCGCTGCGTCTCTGAATCGGCCTCTTGCCTGTCCTTGAACGGGTCATCAATAATCAGGATTGAACCGCCCATGCCTGTGATGCCGCCGCCAACACCAGCGGAACGCACGGAGCCTTTATGCCCGACTATCTCGAAGTAATCTGACGTTCTTTGCCAGCCCGAAGCCCTAGCACCGATGCCGCCCATGCGAGTTTCAGAGAAGATACGGCTATATGCTTCACTCTCAATAATGCGCTGGACATCCTTATTGTTGCGCGTAGCTAAATCCGCACTGTAGCTTGTGCTGATAATTTGCATATCAGGATAGCGGCCCAAGACGTAGGCAGGGAAACGCCGAGAGGCTAACTCTGTCTTTCCATGACGCGGAGGCATTGTGAGCATCAAACGCGGAGACTTGCCAGCAACCACATCAGCAAGGAAGGCATCAAGCTCGGCGCATATTTCCTCATGCACCCAGCCCATGACATAGCTAGGCATAGTCGCGTAAACGAAACCGACCATGCTTTTTGTCGCTAGTCCTTGCTGAATGTCATGGATATGCGCCATCAATCAGACTCCCCACGGAACGCGGCTTTCGCCATCTTTGCTATCTGTTGCGGAGTAAGGTTGCTCAAATCGACATTGACCACAGGCTTTGGAGACATTGAGCCGTCAGAAGATGTATTATCCACATGCTGCGTTTCTCTCCATCCAGCTTGCGTCTTGAGGTAGAAGAATATGGACGCGCTATCGCCAGACATAGCCTTTTCAAAGAGCTTGTTGGCCACTTTTGCCCTTGCTACAGCCTTGCCCTTGCCGAAAGCGTCGTTGTAATGTTTGTAAATCGTATCAGACGAAACGCCGAGGATATGCCCCACATCTTCCTGCGTCATGCCAAGAGCCGCCAAATGCTCTACTTTGCCAGCAAACTCTGCATTCCATCTGATGTTCGGCTTTTTAGACATTAGCTACCTCGTCAAATGTCTTGCCGTTGCTTTCCAGCGTTGCCTTCTGGCCTGTGAAATCCTGCCAGCGTTTCACGATGACATCACAGTAATGCGGCGACAATTCCATCATGCGGCACACGCGCCCCGTCTTTTCGCAAGCGATAAGCGTTGAACCGGAGCCGCCGAAGAGATCAAGGACAGTTTTTGCATCAGGAAATTCACCTAAAATATCTTCGCACAGGGAAACGGGCTTTTGCGTCGGATGCACACGCTTGGCACATTCTATGTCCCTATCGCCTTCGCGCCTCATTCCTGTCCAAAGTCGCTTAAACAAACGAATATTTCCGTCTTTGCTTACCCATGCCAATTCACACTGTGCAAACGAGAACCCATCAGGCAAGCCTTTATCCCAAACGAACCAGCACCTAGACGCAGGCAAGAAATCCGTAAAATAATTCCCGCCAAAGATTATTTGTATATCACTTACATCTTTTGCAACAGCATAAGCGTTTTTGGCAGTTTCTATTGAGTCGTCACCTATAATGGGAGAATACACGCCAGACTTGGCAAAAACCTTTCCACCGTTGCTTCTTACATGCCCGTCTTTTGTTACGGCATTCACGCCATACGGAGGATCAGTGAGCATTAAATCCGCTTTGCCATTTTCCATAAGCAAACAGACACTTCCCGCGTCCGTGCTATCGCCGCACATGAGCCGATGCTTGCCAAGCAACCAAATGTCGCCCTCTTTCGTGACGCGCGTTTCCTGCACTTCTGGCACGTCATCAGCATCAGTCAGCCCTTCCGTACCGACAGAAGCCGATGCAAACACGTCATCAAGTTCAACGCTATCAAAACCCGTCAGCGACAGGTCAAAATCCATGTCTTTGAGTTCATCAAGTTCGAGGCGTAACAGTTCGTCATCCCACTCGGCCCAATTCGCGCTTTTGTTGGCCAGCAACCTGAAAGCCTTGACCTGCGCGTCCGTCAGCTCGTCAGCAAGCGCAACGGGTACTTCTTTCAACCCCAGCTTCTGCGCGGCCTTCAATCTCAAATGCCCGTCGACAACACTGCCGTCACTCTTAGCGACCACAGGAATACGAAATCCGAACTCTTTGATAGCCGAAACCATGCGGTCAACCTGCACATCATTCTTGCGCGGATTTCTTGCATAGGGAATCAGCTTATCTATTTTCCACTGTTCTACTTTAAGCATCCTTCACCTTTTCGTCGCGTTTAAATAACGCTACCCGTAAGAAACACATTTTGCGGTCACAATACCGCCTGAGCTATGATATTTTGCCCTTATTCACCGTCTGTTTATCAGCCCAGCCATGCAGTTGTCGCCCTGCCATTTGTTTCGCGTCACAGGCAGGCATTTACGCGCCGATGCACCAATCCTCGGTTATGGTGCGGTAGTTTCAAAGAAGGCGGCTGTTTAATCCATTGACCCGCGACTTATTGCTCATGCACGGGCGACTGGACTCCGGGTATCAGAGTTGACGGTTATTCAGACTTTTATACTCCCGCTATCCGTGCTTTACGCGATCGGAAAGTTCCTTGCGCTTTGCCTCATTCCATCTGTCAACAGTTCCCGTGAGGTAGCCCGTTATGCGTCTGTAACGCTGAAACTTTACGCCTTTTCCCACATTGTTATCTTTGTCAACAATAAGCATTACTCTGTTTCCTCTATGTGATGATGATGCTTATGAATCGGAGCGTGTTCTACAGTCGTGCGAATCTTGAACACGATTATGTCAAGTAGCGAACCGCCCATGTACGCAGACACGCCGATGATGGCAGCGTCAACCGTAGGGGCGAGATCAAGATAGTCCAGCCCCCAGTAAGCCAAGATGGAAACGAAACAGGAAACGGAGCAGGAACTAAAAAACTGCTTCCACGAATGCCAGCCGAGGCGACAGAGGCGGGTGAAAGTCGCGGCGATGCCGAGAACAAGCGGAACGGCGATACCTTGCAACAAAGGCTCGAACCCTTCCAACGGATTACTCATCTTGTCCCTTCTCCATGACGGCCCGCCACTGTCGGAGAGCTTCGAGGTCTGCATTTTTGCGCTCCATCACGTTTTCGTCCTCAATGAGCAGCCGCACCAGGTCGCCCTGCGTCTTTGCCTGCGTCCTGTCCGGGATTACGATTGACTCCATGAAAGAGGCAGGCGGCAGGGCTATTTCCGTTCTTGTTTTCGAGCAACCGGCGCACAGAATCAGGGAGGTCAGCATCAGCCCATACGCCAGCGGCCTGTAGAGCTTCTTCAAGTGCTTGCTGCCGAGCCTGTGCATTTTCTTCTGCCTCCTTTAGAGCCTGTTCGTGGGCTTCAATAGCGGCATCCTGTGCCTTTACTTGTAGCCGGAGTGTCTTGATTGTGTAGACAAGTTCATGATTGCGGGCTTGGAGATGCGCTATTGAAAATCCGGCGAGAATCAGCAGGACGGCGCATATCCCCGCAATCGTGGTTGTTCTCATGCCAAGCTCTCCACATACTTCCGTAAATCGGCTGCACGGTTAAGCCAGCCGTTCAGAAACACATATTGCGAAGGCTTATTACGCACAATGTCTTTGTAGAAGTTTTCCCGCGCCGTGATTATGGCTTGCCGCACGGGCTTCGTATTCGTCTTTGAGAGGGCGGCACGAGTAAGGGGGCCGAGCTTGCCATCAACCGTCAGCTTCGTGCCGTAGGTCACGCAGGCGTTATACCCGCGCTGGGCCAGCTTGACGGATTGCGACTTGCCGCTATTCACGGCAGCGTCATATAGCAACACGGCAATTTGAAGCGGGAGATCGTCGAGTTGCAATGGATTCCAAAACTCATGCCGGAAGATAGCCTTTGCTTGATCTTCCGTGAGGTACTTAATCGTAGAGCGGGTGACAGGCAGCGGAGATACGCCCAAAGATTGCAGCTTGAGCCGATTGTCGTATTCGCTTGCAAAATCCTTTAAAAACTCGATGGAAACGCCGTAATTGGTCAACCCGCCGCGATCAGCCGCATCGTCTGACAAACCGCCTTCCCACTTCGCCGTGAACTTATGCGCAATATCGAAATTATCCATGTCTGCCCCTATAATTTGGGCAAAGCATAGCAGGATTGAAAACACATGGCTAGTGGCAAACCTATTTTCCAAGACACTTTTTTACAAAAATCCAGTTTTCGGGGTCTTTTTGCGGATGAACATAGTGAAGTTTAGAGCAGCAATTCGTGCAATAGCAGTACACGTTTACGCAATTCCTTCGGAGTTTCGTGCATATTTCAAGCACGGTATATTCAGCCAAACATTCAGGGCAATACTTGAAACGCCGAGGGCGACCGCGTTTCACGGCGCAACCTCATGCTCATCTAGCCACGCCCTAATCAGCACGACGAGACAATCGATGATTTCCGCTTTCTCTCTTGCCGTGCCCTCGTTTTTCTCGACGGCCTGCACTAATTCCCCTACTTCGGCAGATATTCTGCCCAGAGCCTGATATTTGCCTTCGGCAAACACAGGATGGAGCTTTCGGGCGCGTTGCAAGCCCATAATAATTTTATATAACAGCTCGTATCCCGCGCCGCTATGCCCATTACCCAGCACACGCATTTGCTCTATCTCTGACATTAAGCCCACAGGACACTCCGCGCACGGTTTCTTACATTCGTCACAGACATTCACGCCATGAACTCCATTGCTTTCAGTGCTTCATCAGCCGTTTTCACAATCACGACACTACCCTTCCATGCCTCATGCCACGCTTGTTCATCAGGAGTTAATCGTTGACGCGAAGGTGATACGCCGTCTTTCTTAATCTCCATCAGCACGTTTTTACCACGAAAGCCGACTACAATATCAGGACAGCCCTTGCCCACAGTTGCCAGTGATTGCACGCTTGCCCCTGCATTCCGCAACGCCTCGACTATCACACGCTGGTTATCATCGATTTTCGCAAACCTACGCACGATTAGCCCTCGCTTTTGCAAGCCGTTCAACCGCCGCCTGCTTCTGTTCTTCCGTCATTTCACGCACGGCACGAAAAGGATTCTTCCCCATGCGGAACGGATACAAGGCGCAGTCTTTCACTTGGCAGCGTTCCGCTTCAGTACGGCTACCACCTGAGCAGTCAAGACACTTCATGCGTATTGCCTTGACGGGATTTGTGTTACTTGTTTCAGGACACTGCATTTGTATTTCCCTCCTGCTTCTGCAATCATCACACGCAATATCGCCCCAGATGCCGGGGATGCAGCCTAAACACGGATTCACGGATTGCACTTATAGAACGCATAAGCAAACCCCATAGGCGTTGCGCTACGCGCATTTTTGGTTTTCATGGACTTTCCACCATAACCAGACCACATTTTACTCCCCTCTGTAGCCTTCACGCTCATATCCCGGCCCAAAAACAACGGCGTCGGGGGCGTAAAATCTCCCCATAGACAAGTGCGCTTTGTGTACGGGTCGCCAAAATCGCACGGATTAAAGTACATTTGCGGCTTGCCCAAGTATCGCTGTAATTTGCCAATTGGATTTTCCAAAGCCCAGAAGCGCAAGGTCTTTCTATGCGCCCATGCCAGACGGATACAGGCGTCAACCACGCTCAATGCCTCGACCATATCCGCATCTGAACGCACCCACCGCGCACCGCTTGATGCGAAACAGGTGCAGGGCGGGGCGGCGAGAATGCCGTGAACAGGCGCACCCTTTTCAAGCAGCCGCACGTCCTGGCCCCCGTCCTGTAGGTCTATGCGCTCAACTTCATAACCGTTTTCCGCATAAGGCCGCGACCAGTTGCCGCTATGATCGCATAAAGATAAAATCCGACCTTTAGACACGCGCCTTGCCTCGTTTCTCGACTTCCTGCATAGCCATATCCCGCAATCTCAAAAGATCGTTAGGTGATTCTTTCAACGGACACCAAGTAAAATCACATCCAGTAATTATGCGTCGCTGGTAATCAGGCAAATTCAATTTCTTTTCTTGCGCATCATATTGACGCTTAATACGACTCAAGTTATCAATTAGGGCTTTCTGATTAGAGTAAATATGCAAGACAACATCATCTGCATGTTTCTTTTCTACTGCATCACATAATGCTACATATTCAGAATTATACGCAGAATTAACCTCATGCTCAATATAATGCACAGGCTCACCTTTCACAACCCATGCTGACAGAGCAAAGCCCTTGCCCTTGTTCTGGTAGACAACGCCTTTCACATAAACATTGATTTCTTGCATGGCTAATCCTCCATTGCATAACCGTAAGCGTCAAGATTTTCTATGCTTTGTTGAGATCTTTGATGCAATCGACAATAAGATTGGATGCTATCAATTATTCTCTTGCGCTCTTTCTCTGAAAAATAACGATGCTGGCCGTCAAAGACATTTGGCAGTCTGGTTTTATAATAACTACCATTTTGCAAGGTATAAAATATCTCTTGATGATCTGGATTCTTGCCCGGCACAAAGTTCTTGCATTTTGTAATCATTGCACTTCCGACTATGCCATCTTCAAGATGTCCATGCGTGAACAGCGATATTGCAAGACGCGCCTTTTCTATCGTAAACTCACCGCCGCGTCCGAACATTTCACCCCGTTTCTTTTGTATTGCAATTATAGCAACACCCGTGGTTAATCTGTCAAAGATAGCCTTTATCTTCTTCCCTATCTTTGAAAAATCCTCATACACTTCCAAAAAATCTATGATGTTAAAGCCTTCCGGGTCTATCGCGTCTTCATAGTTCTGTGTTTTCGTATAGAACTTACAGAACTTTGCAAAATCTTGAGGCTGTGTACCCAAATGCCTTATACGGTC